TCTGGTGATTGACCAATCATACCAGCGTCTTGTTGACCTTGAACAGTAGAACTAGGCAACTTGTCAATACCAACTTGACCACGTGGAGCATGTTCACCACCACGTTGTGCCATTTTAGCACGGATGTTGCTGTCAAATGTTGACTTTGAATCTTCACCCAAAATTACTGATTGAGCGGCTTCTGTTAATTTTCCCATTTTGAAAATCTCCTTGATTTGATATGGATATTTATATTTAAAGTTTTTTCAGGAAGTTTTCAAAGATACGCATGCTAACCTGTTCAATTTCTCTCTGTGAAGCTTTGCGAATTTGTGTTTTCGCATGAGAGTAATCTTGTTCAGTCCATACGCCATTGACTAACATCCATTCTTTACCCTCCATGATACCTTGTACAAAAGCATCAGGTGCAGAGGGGTCTGCTACTATATCCGCCGCTGTGGCAAGATGAAAATCGTCTTGAACTACATTTACACCATTGATATTTTTTAAAGAACCCATACCACGAGAAGAAACACCAATTTGTGCTCCACCTTCAATAAGGTTCTTAACAATAGTACCCATAGGTGTGTCAAGAATTTTTGCTTTGCCTATCCAATTGTTACCATCTTGATACAGTTCCGTAGTTAAATGCGAAACTCTATCAAGATTAATTGTTGGTGTATCAGGATGACCTAATTCACCAAAGGCACGGTTTTTGTGTACATAGTTTTCGTTGTAACGCTGAACTTCTTTCTGCATTACTTCTCTGAGATATTTACGACCATTACGGTTTACCACTTCTGCTTGCAAAAATGGACCTTGAATGTATAGAGATTTTTTACCGTCTTTTTCTTCAGCTAGATAACTAACTGTTTCGGTAACTTCTTTAATAAGCTTCATGCTTTTAATACCTTTCTATATTATGGTTTTGGACCATAAGGGCCGTAGTTGAATGCAGAAGGATCATTAAACTGACCACGTTGATACATTGCATTATCTTTACGGAGTGAAATGATTAAAGTGTATGCTGTATTTGCAGTCACACCGTAAGTATTAATACCCAAGTTTCCGTTTGGACCAATTGAGTTATTTAAAATAGCAGGATTTTGTTGGCTACCATATTCACCGTTACCGTTTAGATAGAAAATGGTTGCATTATTTGCTGATGTGCCACCACTACCTGTCCAGAAAAGTTCAACGGAACCAGGAGGCGCTGCGGTAGACATACTTACAAAATACTGTGCGGAAGTTAATTGTAAATTATAATATGGCAAAGGTGTATTACTAACGCTTAAAGATGATCTCAAAGGAACGCTATTAGCATCTAAAGCACCATACAAAGAGTTTGCTACAATTCTTGCAGTGTTAGATTCATTTCCAGACTGTCCATCAAACTGCCCTGTTATCTTAATAACAGCGTCTGTTGTAGTATCTCTTAATACTTGGTAAGTAAATTTGTTTGGCATTTTTTATCCTATTTTGTTTCTTCTGTTGTCGTAGTAGACGACCACTGCATAGCAGTATATGGTACGGTTACATATTTATCTATTTTATCCACATAGTATAGAGCCACTCGTTGTCCGTTAGGAAATTGACGGATCGATTTGCGTTTCATCAATAAAACTGCTGGAGGATCCATAGCTTTCTTTTGAACTGCTTCACCAAGAAGATTAGGCAATTCTTCAACTTCCAAAATTTCTGGTTCTATACTTTCAACCACAATTTTTGGTTCTTCTGAAACAATAGAAGTTTTGAATTCGTTAAACGTTTTCACCAGAATCTTCCTGTGTTTGTGGCTCTTGTAAAGCCATACGACTTTCTGGAGAAATTAAATTTTGTGCAATGTCTTTTTTGTGTGCTTCAATATGAGCCATCACTTTATCGTGAACAGCCGCATAAACGGCATCACGCATTTCTTTACCATTGTCATCATAGGCGTAATCAATAATTGCTCTTGTATGGTCTGTCATTTTTATCTCCAATAAAGTATTTATAGTATTTGTTTCAATTTGGTAAATGTTCCAGGTGACTGTTGTTCTTCAACTTCTTGGCCTCCGCCCTGTTCCGGATCAGCCTCAATTTGTTGCATCATTGATGCTTGTGATACTTGATTTGTAACGCTAACTGGCAAACCAAGTCCGTTAGCCTTTTCTTCATCAATTTCTTCTTGCATTTCTTTAATCTGGTCATCAGTCAAACGTAATACATGACGTTGGATCCAAGATTGTGAGAAATAACGACCTGTATAAGGATCAACTTCTTGAAGTAACGATAGACGTTCTTTCATTAACTCCGCTTCTTTGAGTTCTGTGAAGTTATTATCTTTAATAAAGTCGTAGTAAATGTGTTCTTTAAATTCGTCCCATTCTTCAGCGGTACAAATACCTTTAAGAACACATTGTACTCTTAATGCTTGGTCGAACATTTCAGCAAACTTGTTGCGTAAACGATCAACAAACTTAGCAAACTTTAATTCATCACGAGTAATTTCGTGAGTGCGACCAAGAGTAAAACCAGAACTTTCTGGATTTAAACGAGAAACTGGCACATTCAATGCCTTGTATAATTTCTTTTCAAAGTACTTAACATCTTCTAACTCGCCTAAGTTTTGACCACCTGGTAATGTGGCAATTTCTGTACCTTTTCCACCTTCACGGCGAGGTAACCAAAAATCTTCCATCATTGACAAGAATTTACGGTCATCACGAACTTCACCGGTGTTAGCATCATAAACAAGTTTGTTTTTATACTTGACCATGATATCACGAAGATATTGTTCTGCTTTTAATTTTGGTAAGTTACCCACATCAATATAAAAAATACGGCGCTCGGGAGCACGACTGATGCGATATATGACGGTAGCATCTTCAATCATCCTTAATTGGTTTAATGGTTTGATTGCTTTATGTAAATACGACAATACTACGGCACGGCGAGAGTCCATAAGACCAGAAACAACGGATATAATGGAATCTGTGGTAATACGAACACCAACAGGACCAAAGTTGCTAGAAGAACCAGTAACAACCTTATCATTGTAGATATAGTATTCATTGATTACCTGCATTGCTTCTACGCCAGTGCGTTCATCTTTTTTCTTTTTAATCTCACGAACTTTACGAAGTTTGCGTGGATCAATATATCTTAATTCTTTAATACCTTCAATTGGCTTTTCACGGTCAATAATAATGTGGTAAAACATTCTGCCGTCAACATAATAACGGCGGAAAATATCTTGTGCCATGTTGTTATAATTCAACATACGCAAAATATTGTGAAATTCTACCTTAATGGCATCTTTAATTTTGTCTGGTTGTTTTAAATCATCCATAACAATCTGAATGATTTTACCATCATCATCTTGGCAAATTGCCTCATTTACCACATCATCAATAGCAGCCTCAATTTCGGGCTGCATTGCCATCTCACGATAACGAGAGATAAGTTCTACTTCATTTTTTGCTGTACCGTCTAAGTCAACATATGTGCCATAATAGGCCGCAGATGTGATGGTTAAAGCGCCATCGTCATTATTAGGTGGTGAAAATGAAGGAGCAACAGAACTTTCATCCTCGTTCTTAGCACGAGAAATGGTAAAACCAAACAGAGAGAATTTATTAAGAGCTGCCATATTATTTACTTTTCCAATTCAAAAAAACATAAAGAGAGGACCGAAGTCCTCTCGTATTAAAAATATATTAACTAGTAGTATTTGATTCCCAATATTGGAAAGCAAATGTCGCACTGTATTCTTCAATAGAATCGTTTTGATCCCAACCTAAATCGATTGGAGCAACATCGACTGGAAATAAACCAACAAATTTGTATGATTTGATGATAGTACCAGTTTTTCCATATTGATCTACAGTAGCATCGACAGTATAGTTGGTTGGTGTTGTAGCTGCATTATTACGAATATTGGTTGTATTGCTATTGAGAGCATTCATCCAAGATTCTAATGCATTGCGAATTACAAAATCTTCATCATTGATGATTTGTAATGACCAGTCAGTAAATGTACGGTTGCCAGCAAATTTCAATTCACGACCAAAATATGGTACTGTGATTTGACCAATTGTTGAACCTGGCAACTGTGCTGCTTTAGCCATAAAGGTTGTTTTTGCACCTGCAGCTGCACCGTTTGTGGTGAAAGTTGGGAATGTTAGAGTCACCTGGAATAGATTGGGACGGGCACCGTCACCAATCAAATTCGCTCTAAAATCGTTTACATTAAAAGCCATTGTTTTCTCCTATATCTTCTATTTATTAGACAGCGGCAACGACTGTTGTGAAGTCAACGCCAGTTCCAACTGCCACAAAATTCAACTGAATGAAATTGATGGAACGAGCAGGTTTAATGTAAATATCACCCACAAATTGATTTGAATCAATTACTTGTGGTGTATTATTTGTAGTATCACAAACAACACGGAAGTCGGTAATACCACGGCGACCTTGTACATCACGGAGGAATGGAGTTACCAATGCTACAAACTGAGCACGAGTAAAATCATCATTAAATTCAAAGAGTGAGTATTGAGCGGCTTTAGCAATTGCTTTCTCAAGAACAATAAACAATCTACGAACATTAATACGATCAAATGCAGATGGTTTAGCTTGTAGAGTTTTATCACCAAACAGAACAATACCTTGTCCAGGGAATGAAACTACAGGATTTACACCAGCAGCGTAGATGGTATCACGTTGAGTTTTGTTTGGATTCCATGCCAACTTGATAGCATTTTTGATTGCACCACGATTGAAACCAGCAGGTGAGAACCATGGATCACGAACTGTATCGGTGTTAACACATAAACCAGCAACGTCACCATTTAATGGAATCCAACGATATACTTGATTGTATTTGTCGTACATATATTTCCAACCAGAATCGGCAACGGCATAAGATGTTGAACGACCCAAAGAAGTCAACCAAGCTTGAATACTTGTGGTTTCATTACCTGCGTTATTTACAACAGCAGATTGTGGAGGAGAAATAAATGCCACACAATCAGCACGAACACCAGTAGTTGGACTTTGATTGCTACTTACCAAATAATCCAAAACATATTGTTGAACTGTTATTGAAGCATCAGCTGTAAGTACTAAAGAAATATCAATTAATTCTTTATTAACAAACTGTCCGTAAGCATTAATGTAATCGGCAGGAGTTAATGCCACGTCAGTACCGCCACTTAAAGTGAGCGTGGTATTTACACCAGAAGATGTAAATGTGGTATTTGCAGCAGTTTGACCCCAACTTGTACCGTTAGTTCCATAATTTACTGGATCAACGGCATAAAGATATTGAGATTTATTAAAAATAACTTGTTTATAGTAATTTGAATTACCATTAATTGTGGCATCAGATGCTTTTGATACAAACGGGAAAGTTTCTAATACTGTGCCTTTTGTGCCCGTAAACAATCCGTTGGCATCAGTTACAATAATATGAATTTCGTCATTTGCACCGCCTACACTAGATGCGTAAACAGAAGTGGTTGGAGCACTACTAAAATAACCAGCATATGCCCAAGAAGAAAACTGAGCAGCATTGTCACAAACAGAAACCGCCAAAGAGTTACCTAAAGCACCAGGATAACGAGCCATGAAAGCGCCGTATAGGTTAGAATTGTTTTGATTCAATAGTGTGTATTGAAAAACGTCCGAATTACCAATTTGAATGTTTGAATTTGAAGAATTTGTGTCTGCGTTATAAGTTAAATTATTAGCAGCACGAACAACGCTTAAATTATTTCCGTATGCCAAGAAAGAGGCAGCGGTAAAGAAAGAGGTTGCTGTATTGTTATTTGGATTACCAAATTGTTTTGTTAATGTAATTTCGTTATTAACTAGTGTGATTTTTCCTACTGGACCCCACGAAAAAGCTCCAGCAAAAGCGCCAGCAGTTGTAAGTACCGAAGGAACGACAGTCGTTAAGTCAATTTCCGATACGTTTACACCTGGAGAGATTTGAAACGCCATTTTATTCTCCTTGAATTATTATGTGTTTTTGGCAGTTATGATACCATACAGATATTTATGAATCACAGGATTTACATTTTCCGCCAAAATTCTTTGGAATATTCGGCATAAACTTCTCCAGAAGTGGCTTTTTCCCATACATCACCACCTTCTAACATAAATTCATGTTCTAAACCATCGTCAATGACTGGTGCTGGAGGAGTAATTTCATCCATTTGATTCATATTTTCCAACTGAAATTGTTTTCTAACGTCATGGTTTACAATTTCTTTGAAATACTTTTGAGTGGTTACCCACCCAAACATGACTAAACCCATCACTAAGTCATCATTTGATTCTGATTCTGCCGCAAATGAATTCTTTTGTGCAACAAAAGTGGTTAATTCAGAATAAGTATCAAAGTCATTAATGAATAATTTATCACCTTCAATCAACGCCTTTAGGTTAGAACAACCAATCCTTTTAACTTGAGGCGACATTTTTAGACCTAACTGAACACCTCTGGCAAAACCGGCAGATAATTGTTGTGGTTTTTTATTACCGGTAAATACTTTCCAAAGGTTTTCGTATTCTAAATCTTGATGTAAAATATCAGCAATCTGCTGGGTGTTATTGATTTCACATAAAACATAAGCATCATTGTATGTTTTTGCTGTATTATATATTACAGTTGGAAATAATATAGGTGATATAGAAGATGATTTGTAAGTTGCCACTTGCCGATATGGAGTTTCCGACATATCGATCACGGAGAACGCACTGGAGTCCAATCCTTTGCCTTCTGAGGGGTCGACTACTATACAGTATAAATGATCTTTTAGGTTCTTCTCTCCATCTTCCTTGATAGGGTGTTCGTATATCTTTAAAAGGTCATGTGTGGCTATTGGATTGGTATACCTCATTTGTTGAAGTTTGCCACCAGCAATTAAGGTATTTGAAGAACCTAAGAATTCGGTTTCAAATTCTTGTTGAAACTGCCGTTCAGAAGTATTACGAATAGTTTCTTCACGCCATTGTTGATCACGACCCGGAACTTGTGACCAATGAATTTCAAATGGTTTATAATTGCTTCGTTTCTCTACTGCATCCATCCACATCTTATAAAATAGATTCATTCCGTTTGGTGTTGACACCATCAAAATTTTTGTTTTGGTACCAGAAGTAATAACTGGATAAACGGATGCCATAAACTCATAAGCAATGTTGGATGGTACGAAAGCAAACTCGTCTAGAAATACAATGTTAAAAGAACCAGAACGAGCCGCTGAAGATGATGTAGAATCGGCAGTAATTTTAGAATCATTTTCTAATTCAATCTTACCTTTATTCCACTCAACTACACCTTGTTGTAACCAGATAGGAAGGTTCTCATAAGCTAATTGTAGCTTACCTAGAATGTCACGAGAAGTTTTACCTTTGTTGGCCAGAATGGCAATATTTTGAGCATCTTGAAAAAGAATCACCCATAACAGATAAGCAATGGCTGTGGTGGTTTTACCAACCTGACGAGGACATTTAACAATCACAAAACGGTTTTCATTAAAAGTTCTAATCATGTCCTTTTGAAAGTCGTACATGTCAAAAGGTACAATACCGTGATCCAAAGATACAATGTTAATATACTTTGAGAAATAAACAGGATCTTTAGAACACTTTTGATATTCCAAAACCTGTTCTTCTGTGTAATTGATTTGAACACCAACTCGTTTGAGTCGTGGGTTATCACGATAGGATTGTTTGGTAGTCATACAAATAATTCTGAAACAGGTATCTTTGCGTGGGGCGAATTAGGATCATTATGATAATCTGTACCATTATGTATCGCACAACACTCGTCAAAGTTATCTAAAGGCACTAATGCACGATGTGGAAATCCAGCCGGAACATTTAAGAACATATTGCCAAGATTGGCAGATTCTCGAATACCAAACCAACCTTTTTGTCCTAAATTAAAAAAATCAGAGTTAATATGTTCTTGAACCATTTCACGATCCATAATAAACATGCCTTGATACGGTTCGGGTAATGAAATAAACTTTTGACCTTTAATTTCTATTGCTGTTTTTTTATTAACATGCCGAGTGGAATCTAAAGAATAATTCCTGCCATCTTTACCAACTTCTACTCGATGGATTGCTGGTATAAAATTATAATTATTTTGTTTAAAAAGTTCTCTATACTTGCACCAATAGTTTAAATTCTTTTGAGTTAATTCTAAATTGCCTTCAACATAAACAAAATGAGTAAAATCGGATTCAAGAAACTTTTGCATGTATTTTTTATGTTCCCAAGTCAAATGAAACGGGTCATCAAGAACTGATACTGCAATAGGTAAATTATCATCAAAGTTGGTATTACAGTTGATGATAAGTTTTGTTTCTTTTGTTTTAAATTTATTGATGTTTTCTATTAAACTGTAAAATTTTGGTAATCTTTCTGGTACATAATGAAAACATACATTCACCCAAAGCTTCATTCTTTTCCTTTTAATAATTTATTCAATTCGGCAGTAGACCCAACAAAGATGGCTTTATCAATATTAGTATCACCTTTGGATTTTTTATTTTCTTCATCCATCTCACGCATTTGCTTTTGAATATTTAGAAGCTCTTTATTGGCGTCAACCATATTCTTGAGTAGAGTTCCGTATACCTCAAATGCTCTTGGGTGTTGTCCTGCTTTGGCAATATTGAGAATATCTTCCATGGCTTCTTTACCTTGGTCGATAATCTCTTGAAGATTTTCTTTAGATTGTTGATAGGCATCAGTCAAATCCTGTTTCATATCAGGATCATTGTATTTGACCGATACTATCTCAGTTGACTTTTTTTGCTCAATAGGGTTTGATGGAACAACATCAAAAATTTGTTCCATATTTTTATCAAAATTATTCATATTAATTTAATTAGTTAGCAGCACCTTTAATAACAACATATTGTAAAACTGGAGCTTCAGCAGTAACAGTAGAAATTGCTCTAATGGTTACGTTTGCTTGTCCGTTTGTAGTATTTGAAGCAAATGTATAATTTCCTAAAGTACCACCAGACCAATGATTAATCATCAAAAAGTCATTTGCAGAAATTGCCGAATTGGTAAATACAAAAGTATTAGATGTGCCAGTTGCCATTGCACTTGAAGTCAACGTAATTTGACCTGATGGTTTATTCAATGTAACACCAGTAGTTCTGTTTGTTAATTGAGTAACAACACCACCTGAACCTGTTGTATAACCAAGTCCTGAACTAGTGTATAAGTTTCCTGCTACATTTACTGTGCCGGTAGAATTGATAGTCATTGCATCTGTAGCACTACCATTAACTACAAAGTGAATTGCATTTGCACTTGATGTACCAATTGCCAAATCTGTATTTGAAGCATACAAGTAAACATTGTTTGCTGTGCCTAAAGAACCTGTACCAACAAAATTTGGACCGTTAATACCAAAATCTCCGTATAGGAAACCATCGGTACTGTAAAGATTAGATACTACAAAGTCGGCAGATGCCTGAGTTCCTGTATTTGCATTTTCTAAAACAACTTGTTGATAGTTGTTTGAGTTTGCAGAAAAAGCAGCAAACAAACCTGATGCTGTGTATGTTAATGTTCCGTTAGCCAAAGCATTATTGGCTTTATTCCAAGCAGATTGAATATTCGTATTCTGAGTTGCATCAACACCTTGAGTAATGATGGTATTGGCTTGAATTGCTGATACATTAGAATTTGATGAAGCGCTTTGTAACAAAGCAATATTTGCTTGTGCACCATAAATTGCTGCAATAAATTGGTAAGAAAATGCAGTAGTTTGTTGTGTTGTATCGGTAAAATAAAGAGAACCGTTAGGCAAATTTAAACCAGTTTGAGTAATAACAAGAGTATTCAATCCTGTTTGAGATGCTAATCTATCACCAACAACAAAAGTTCCTAACTTACGAGCTCCACCGGGAGTTACGCCATCGTGAATTGTTAAGTAATGGTTAGTTTCATCAATGATTAATTCGCCATCTGCACCTACAGTATTTGCAAGTGCTGTGTTAGCGTATCGTTTAAATTGTAATGTTCTTGACATTTTAAGATCCTAAATCGATTGGGTTTTCTTGTTCTGATAACAAATCATCTATACCAAATACATTGGTGTTCAAATCAGTATTAAATCCATTAGATGAGAGTACTGGTTTAACAATATTAACATCTTCTTGTACCGTGGTGGTATATGTATATGCCACGTTACTGTTAGCGTCAGTTGGGTTAGAAACTGTAACAATTTGTGTAAACTGTGCTGGCATGAGCTGATACGATTCAAACAAATAACTAGCGTTTGTGTTTATACCATATATTGGTTGTGATGATACAAAATTGCCATTAATATTTGTCAACTGCAACGCATTATTATTAAATGCAACTACTTTAGCTGTTGCTGTTGAATTAACAGCAGAAAAACCTTGGTATACTTTTTCACCAACTTGATATGTTCCTGTTCCTGTGGTCGACATATTAAATTGAACTACATCTGCAGGACTAATATTATTTAAAATATTAGTAATCGATGTTGTAATTAAACCTGCTGTAGAAGTTTTACCAAATATAAAACCTTTAACAGTAAAGTTTAATGTCCAAATAATTGTTCTAGTCCCACTATCACGGTTGCCTTCATAGATAATTTCTTGATTGGTATCTTTTAATACAACGGGAATTTCTTTTACTACTCCCATTTCAGGTACTAAATTTAATTTAATAGTATAATCAGGAGTAAAATAAGGAAGAATATGTTCAATAATTTGAGTACCATCTTCAATATTTCTAACATAAAGATACAATGAGAAATCAAAATCATAAGGTACAGGATTATATTGTGAAATAACTCCTTTACCTGTATTTACAAAAGATTTCCAATTTGTGTTTTGTTTTCTAGAAGCATCATAAGATAAACCAGTCATCTCAAAAGATAATCTTGGTAAAGTAATTTGAACTTTTTTATCCAAATTATAATCTTCTTCTAAGCGCTTTACATATAATTCTTTAGCCGCATAGATAATAGGAACAATCATTCGTTCTTGTTCTGTATTATCCGGATTATACCGAACTAAAGTAATGTTATTAAACAGGTTGCCAAAACCAACAACCAGTTTACGAATAATTCGGTTATATGATGTATCTGCCATTATATTTTCTTTTTGCAATTATTAAAATGGTATCTGGTCATATTACTACCTTTTCCTGTGATTCCACAATGTATACAAGTTTTTTGTGGCATATTCTTTTTAATTAAACTTAATTTATTTTTAATTTCTTTTGCTTTTTCTTCACCGTGTAAATCAATATAATTTTTTCCTATTAAAGAATTGCTTATATTTTGTTTTGCTTGCTTACTTCTTTTTTTACCTTTATTTGAATTACTAATTTTTAATAAAGTTTCTTTTGTATGTTTATGACCTAAAGCTCGGGTATTACCAATAAGACTTTTTGAAATATTATCACGATGAGTTTTACATAAAGGTTTATTAATTTTATATTCTTTCATAATTATTTTTGATAACTTTGTATGTGAATAACCTGAAGTTCCTTCTCCACCTTCTGTTTTATTATATAAAATACCGGTACCCAAATTTTTCCGCCCCCACCATCTAATCATTCTTCTCTCTAGAGCCAAAGCGCCAATCTCAGTTAAGTTAGATTCCAATATAACTATTCTGTTATTATCTTTTGGAGTAATTATACCATGTATTTTATGGTTAGTCCAAGCTCGATCTTCTTTTCCTTTACCAATATAATATGGTGTTCCATTTTTTCTTATATAAGCATAAGTGTAATAAATATTCATGATGGCATTCCTGTATAATGTTAGAATAGGCGGATACCGATAATATCATGGCCTACACTTATTTATACTTTAAATGCTCCCAAACGGATTACTTTCACTCCAATCTATTACCGTATTGGCACTATTTTCTATCAGTTTGTTATCGTAAATTTCGTTGTGAATACTTGTGGCCATAGGATCATAATTTGATAATGAGTATACTGCACCACTCGAATTACCAATAATTGTGAGTCCATCTATAAACTCTCCAGCAATATTAGTAACTACCAACATATTTGTAGGATCATTCCAACTTTGTACAATAGCAGAAGTAGTAGCATTAGCTAAAGTACCATCATGTGATTGAAATACAATTTCTTTTGATGTGTAAGTGCCTACGCCAGTACCTAATTGTAAATCAATCGAGTAAGCAGAATTGTCCATTGCAACATCAATGTCTGGTATACCAGTATTGATAACTTCTTGAGCATACTTGAATTTCTCTAAGCGTAACTCATAGAAGAAAGGATATTTACGGCCTAACATCATCATATCTTTATTTTGTTCAACAAAAGTAATTTCAAATAATTCGCCTGTTCCGTTACCAAAAGGTATGTAAACTAAATCACCTTCTCTTGGTCGTGTAAATGTATTTTGTGGAACTCTTTCTGAAAATGACCTTTTAGATATGACCACTTCCATGTTGTTTTTGATTTCTAAACCAAACTTAGAAAATAATTCTCTCTCACCGGAATATTCCATAATGCTAGACATATACATTTCAACAGTAAATGCTGAACTGAATTTTTTAACCGGATCTTCACC